TATCTGTTTGTGTAGTTGTATTTGTAATATCAACTACTGCACCTCTGTATGGTGAAATTACAGCAACACAATCTTTACGATTTTCAGCAATTGAGATAATTTTATTTGCTTTTGCTTGTGAATTGTCCTTTGTATCTAATCCAGGACCGTAAATTAAATAATCCACTTCAATTTCATCATTATTTGCAAATAAATCATAAGCAGTATTTAATGCTCCTAAATCAGCACTCATACTATTTCCAGAATAATCAGCACCACCAGAAAGAGTGAAGGTTACATTTCCAATTGCATTAAATACGATACCTTGCGCTTCCTTATTCCAACCTCCATTTGATGCAGTAATTGGGTTGAATGATTCTGACTTGGTTCCAGAATAAGTTGTAAATCCAGTTACTACTGGTGTTACATCGTTTACACTATCTGAAGAAGTATAATAATTTGTTCCAGAATAAACATATTCTGAGAAATTTGCAAGATAATTTCTATACCAAGTTTTTTGTGGTGAATTTACACCTGAAACAGAATCAGTTGCTTTAGATAAATTTAAGTGCTTCTCAAGAATATTTCCTTGTATTCCAGTTACTGTTCCATTATCATCAATAACTGCAATATGAATTCCATCATTTTTACTATTTCTATCTAAAGCATACTGTGTAGTAACTGGTTTTGGTGCAATTGACTTCCAGTACAATGTGGAATTAGTAAGATTTAATGTTTGTTGGTCATACCAATCTATTGCAGATGTAGAAGTTGTGCTAGATCCTGTATTGACTCCAACATTGTTTACAAAAAATAAAGTATCAAATCCTTCAAAAGATGAATATCTAGACCCTTCTGCATAAGTTATTTGAGTTTCAGTTCCTACAGAAGAAACTCTTGATACAATTTTTACGTCAATTGTAGATCCACCGTTTGTACTATCAGTAGAAACTCCAGTAATGATTCCTTTCAAATAACCTGAAAAACTAGTTACAGTACCAACACCAGCAATATTCGTGGAAATTCCTGCTGTAACACCTGCTCCGATAGTAGCACCTAAATCAGAAAGATTAGTTGTGTTAATACCAATAATTTGATCTGCCTTATCATCAATTACACAAACTTTAAGATTATTTGCCCAAGTTCCTGGAGTTTTTGCTGCAAAATGATAATTACCCGTATCTTGAGAATTATAATCATCAAAGTTTTTAATATCAACTGTTGCAGTCGTATTATACCCAACTCGTGCATTTTTTAGATTATTATCATCAACTCTTACAACTTTTAAAATTCCACCATATGAGAGATAAGATGCAGCACTCATCCAATACTCATATTGCCTATCACTAGAAATTGGTTTCCCAAAAACATTAATAAGTTCTTGTTCTGTTGAAATGTCAATGGGTTCTTCAACTGGTCCAATTGAAAATGGTCCAGCAATTGCACCAATGTTGTCTAAAACATTTTCTGCTCTTCCTACAGTTAAATCAACCTCTCTGGTGATTATCCCAGGTGACAATTGGGGAGTTGCCATTTTCTCTCCTTAGTTCTCATTTATCTAAAAACTATTTATTATTTTGTTTATTTACATATAATCCCACATATAAGACATATCCCCATATTCATCAACATACCAACGATCTCCATTTACATCTACAAAATTAGTGCTTTCATTACCGTCAACTATAAAACCAAAAGGAGACATATCTTGCTCTATTTGATTTTTTTGTTCCTGATATAATCTTTTTCTAATATCTTGATCTGTTAATTCTTTGAAATAATCTTGAGCTACTAACCAAGCATATATTACTAAACACATAGCCAAATCATCATTACATCCTTCTTCAGCCTCAAATGAATTTGATTTTTGAATAAATGTTGTAAGTTCTGAAATGATATCATAATCATTAAAGATCATCTTATCTTCTTCAATAATAGTTTTTAAATTTAATGCCCCTACTTTTTTAACAGTTTTAGACATTTTAACTCCAAGTTGAGTCTTCTTACCAGAAAATCCTTGACCAACAACTTGCCCTGCTCTTCCTCTCATAGAACACATCAAAACATTTTGATACTCTAAATCATAATGTAATAATGAAGCTACTTGATCTCCAATATCATTAACTTCACATAAAATATAAGCATCATTGTAATTTTTAGCTACCTTAAATATTATGTTTGGAAATAACATTGGCTTTATTTCATTATTTCTATATTTTGCAACTAATTTATGAGGAAACTGTGTTATATCAATTACTATAAATGCAGAATAGTCTGCACTTACACCTCTTGCAACATCAACTGTAATTAAATAATCGTGCTCTTTAACTGAATCTTCATAAACATCAAGACCAGCATTTCTTGTCTTTGGTTGATCATACACAAGATTTCTGAGTTTACTTGGAGCAATCAGAGTATCAACAGATCCTAAGAATTCGCAATTGTGAGATACAATACTATTGGAATAGTATAAGTGTTTAATACCAGAATTTACAATATCATATAATTCTATTTGTTCTTCAACAATTTCAGATTCAACTAAAAAACATCCACCATCTTTAGTATATACTTCAGTGTAAATATCTAAATCTTTTGCTTTTATAATCCCTTCTATTGTTGATAGTGGATGGTCCAAAGAACATTTAAGTTCTTTTCCATTTGTAAATTTCAGATAAATATACTTATCTTTCTTAATTTTATTGACGCCATAAAAACTTTCAAACCCATATGGAGTTTCTATTTTTAGGTTTAAATTATTTTTAATGACTGTATCTGGTAATTTTATCATCTTACTAGAAATTTGATGCATTTTCTTATCACCTTTTGCGGGTCTTTTTTGTAATCACTATCCATAATATGCAAAACTTTAAATCCTTTTCTCTTTAAAAAAATGTTTTTAATAATTTCCCTTTCTTTATCTTGGTGCCAATATTCTCCATTATATTCTATGATTTTATTTTCAAGCATAAAATCAATATGATACCTATTTTTATTTAATTTTTTATGATTATTAAAAAACATTTTATCATTATTGTTTATATAAATTGTTTTTTCATTATTGAGTTCTGAAAAGTTGCAGTTATTTGGATTACCAATTTGTTGATATAGGTTCCAAAACAACTCTTGGGAGGGTTTAGAACTTCCACCAAGAGATGTAATGCAGTTATGGCATATCTTATGTTCGGAATTTCCATAACCAGACTCTAAAGTGTAAAATTTAAGACCAATACTACATTTTTTGCAAATACTAATGTGGTCTGGGGCAATATTATTTAATAGTCTATAAATTCTTTCTGTAATTTTATCACTTTGTAAAAAATGTTCTTTAGTCAATTCTATAATGGATTGATATACATTAGGGTCATCGTTGCAAATTTGTCTTGCAAAATACTTTGAATGCATATCATACAAAGAAAATATCTTCTTCAACTCATCTAAAGTATAAGTCTTTTCTGGTATATTTTTTACTCTTCTTTTAATTTCGTTTGGTTCTACCTTGTATTTAACACAAAGTTCTTTTACGGAATAAATTTGCAACTCCTTTTTCAATACTTCATTGTCAATATTATTTTTAAAATAAGTTTTTTCTATTCCATATTCATCAATCCACCTAGATACAACATCTCTAGAGACATTTAAAATTTTTGATATTTTTAGAATAGAATTTGATTGATACAATAACTCCAATTCATTCTTTGATAGTTTCACAACTCTTTGGGAAAATTTTATCTCAGATAATTCTTTTTTAGTTCTTGACTTAATATCATACTTTTTAAATAATCTATGAATTACCTGTCTTGTTTTGAATCTGTATTTTTCCGCAATTTGCTGATGATTTAAATTTAAGTTGAAGTAATCATTTTCAAGTTGTTCCTTTGTAGGATGACAACCTCTCATAAAGGTCTCCAATTTTTACCTCCTTTACAATATCATCCTCTTCAATATTTATCAAGGTTTTATGTTCTAAACTTTCAAACTCAACCTTAAACTGCTGCTCACTTGTGTTAGCAATTGTCTGTGCTTTCCACTTTTCATCTCTTCCTGGAACTTCACTCCAGTGAACATCAGTAGGAATATATTCATTCTTTCCTTTCTCCGCATCGTGCCACATACGATAGAAATGATTCATACCGTGTGGAGTAGAAACAACAATTACTTTTGTGTTTTGTCCTGCAGTAATTGTTGGATATACTGATGCAAAGAATGAATCTGCGATGTGATTTGGAACGAAAGCAAATTCGTCCAAAAATAGAATATTGAATGACATACCACGAACCGCAGAAGCAGAAGTAGAAGCAGCCAAGATTTTACTTCCATTTTCAAGTTCCAAAGATCCTTTGTTCCAAGATATAATACCTTGTTGCATCCATTTTGGAAGATTTTCATATGCTGTTTGTAACCTATCTAAAAGTTCTCTCGCAGTTGCTGCTTTGTTTGCAAGAATACCAATATTTACATTATCATTAAAAACAGCATAATGAAGAAGAAAAGATACCACTGTAGTTGAATTATGGGAAACAATCCCATTACTATAAAATATATTTCCATTTTCAACATCAAGAACATCATACATATTTGATTTTCCTGATTTTTTTTCAATTTTATATATTTTTTCTATCCCATCAATAGTTTGTATATAATCATTAATTTTA